GAGTTTGCATATCATTTTCTACGCAATGGATTAAAAGTAGGTTACTTAGCGTTAGAAGAATCTGTACAAAGAACTCTTATGGGTTTAGTAGGTATAGATATGAACATACCTTTGCACCTTGCAGCAAGAGAATCATTAGACCAAGATGAATTAAAATCTTCTTTTGATAAATTAACTTCTAGTCGTAGCTTGTTTTTATACAATCATTTCGGAAGTATAGAACCTGAGATATTAATAAACCAAATAAGAGAACTGGCAACAGTAGATAAGGTAGATGTAGTAATACTAGATCACTTATCAATAGTAGTTAGTGGAGTCCTAGATAAGATTGGTGATGAAAGAAAAGGACTAGACCTTATAACAACTAAGCTGCGTAGCCTTGCAGAAGAAACAAACATTGCACTAATAGTTGTATCGCATCTATCAAGACCGCAAGGTAAAGGACATGAAGAAGGTGCTGACGTTTCTCTTAGAGATATTAGAGGTTCACATGGTCTAGTCCAGACCTCTGATGTTTGTCTTAGCTTGACTAGAAACCAAGTTGGGGATGCTGCTGAAAGGTCACAACTACAGTTAAAGATACTGAAATCTAGACATACTGGTATGACAGGCGAAGTGGATAAGTTACTTTACGATCAAAATACTGGTCGCCTTATTGTTTATTCTGACAACGTATTCTAATGACTTTACTTATTGACGCTGACTATCTAATTTATTCCTCATGTGCTGCTGCTGATAAGCATATTAAATGGGATCTACATACTTGGACTTCTTATAGTGATGAAAGGGATGTAATGCAAATTATTGAAAGCAGAATAGAACATTATCACAAAATTGTAGAAGAGAAGCACGATATAGTTATGTGTTTTAGTTCTTACCCTACGTTTAGGCATGAGATATTTCCAGAGTACAAACTAAATAGAATAAATAAACCAAAACCTTTTGGATTAAAAGCAGCAATAAACACCGTAAAAAAAGAATATGATTCTGTATTTTATGACAACTTAGAAGGTGATGATGTGCTTGGTTTATGTGCTACTAATGGCAAGTATAAAGATCCTATAATAGTAAGCGTAGATAAAGACATGAGAACTATACCTTGTAAACTACTTGCTGCTGATGATCTAGAGTTAGTAACTAGAAAAAAAGCTGATAGACAATGGATGATACAAAGTCTTAGTGGTGATCCTACTGACAATTACAAAGGTTTAGATAAAGTCGGTGTAGTAACAGCAGATAAGATAATAGGTGATGCAAAAACTACAGAGGATATGTGGAATAAAGTTGTAGCAGCATACGAGAAAAAAGGACAGACAGTAGGTGATGCAATATTAACTGCGAGACTTGCAAGAATACTTAGAGAAGGAGATTATGATTACAATACAGGTGAAGTAAAACTATGGAATCCTAAGTTTTAAGAACCGATTGTGTGATATTTTGCAGTTGCACGTTATATTAGAATAGAGTTATTATTATTAATTTTTGCCTGACGTATTACCTATTATTACTGATGAGCTAATTAATTCTTTAGCTGTGGTTTTTCCTAGTCGCCCACCTGAGTTATCTGATACAGATAGAGAAGTGTGGTACAAGGCTGGACAAAGATCAGTTGTAGATTATTTAATCGAACAACAAAAAAGACAAAAGGAGACAATGCTCTCTAATACTGTAATTAGTAACATTTAATTATGTGCTTACGATCACCCAAGCCACCCCCACCTCCTAAAATTCCAGAGCCTAGACCACCTGCACCTATGCCAGAGGAAACAGCAGCAGCACCAGTTTTAGGTAAGAAAAGGACTTCGCAACAAACCCCTACTAAAAAGAAAGCAGAAGGTGCTGTTACTAGCAGAACTGGTACAGCAGCAGTTATTTCTAGACGTAGATTGGGTACAAGTTCTTTGCGAATACCTTTACTCACTGATTTAAATACACCTGTATAATCATGCAAACAGAAACAGCAGAAGCAAGATATAACAAGATGCAAACCGAAAGGTCAACGTATGAACGTGATGGAGAAGAAGCTGCTCAGTTAACTATCCCATCTATGTATAGAAGAAGTAAGAGTAAAAGCGAGAAGATAAAAACACCATATCAAGCAACAGGTGCAAAAGCTGTTAATACATTAGCTGCAAAACTATTAGCAGTTTTACTACCGCCAGAGCAAAGTATGTTTCAGCTTACGCTTGATACATTACAACTTGCAAAAGAAGGTCAACCAGAATTTAGTAGTGAGATAGATAAAGCACTAAGAACTTATGAGACAGCAGTAAATAATGAGATAGATGTATCTAATGATAGGGTTGCTTTGTTTGAAGCATTAAAGCATCTAATAGTAATAGGTAATGTATTACTTTATGTAGGAGAGAAAGGCATAAAGGTATATCACATTGACAGGTTTGTTTGTCAGAGGGATGACGTAGGTAATGTGATAGAAATTATCACAAAAGAAACTGTACACATAAATGCTTTTGATGATGAGTTTATAGAAAACTTAAAACAGAAAGCAAACTATGATGAAGAGCAAATGATAGATGAAGAAATAGACGTATATACAAGAGTAGTAAGAAATGGAGATACACATAACTGGTATCAAGAATGTAAAGGTGAACGAATACCTAATACAGAAGGTGTAAGTAAAGAAGATGTATCACCATTTATTGTGTTGCGTTGGACAAGAAGGGATGGTATGAACTATGGAGAATCTTATGTATCTGAATATAGAGGTGATCTTATTAGTTTAGAAGCATTAATGCAAGCAGTAATAGAAGCAGCAAGTGCTAGTGCAAAATGTCTTTTTCTGGTCAACCCAAATGGTGTTACCAGAGCAGCAACACTTAGCTCTGCACCGAATGGAGCAGTAAGAGAAGGACTTGCTAGTGATGTCAGTACATTACAAGTAAACAAAGCTGCTGATCTAAGCATTGCATTTCAAGCTATACAACGTATTGAATCTAGATTAGAACACGCTTTCTTAATGGCTAAAAGTGTGCAGAGGGATGCAGAGAGAGTTACAAGTACTGAGATACAAGTAATGGCAACAGAACTAGAACAGGCTTTAGGTGGCATATACAGCATACTAAGTAATGAGTTTCAGCTACCCTATATCAAGCGTAGAATACATATGCTTGTAAGGTCTGGTAAGTTGCAAAAACTACCTGACAATCTAGTAAAACCTAAAATAGTTACAGGTATTAATGGTCTTGGTCGTAACTCTGATAAGGCTAGATTAATAGAATTTATAACTACAGTAGCCCAAGCATTAGGTGGCGATATATTACGTCAATACATGAATCTTGATGAAGCTATTAAGCGTTTAGCTACAAGTGTTGGCATAGATACCAATAATCTTGTAAAGTCTAGGGAAGAGATAGAACAAGAAATGCAAGCTATGCAACAGCAACAGCTTGTACAATCTTTAGGTTCTGCTGCTTTAGGCTCTAAATTAGCTGATCCTAAGAATGTTCTACAAGCCCAACAACTAGCAACGGAGCAAGCTAATGCCGAGCAAAACCCAGAAGCCTAAAAAAGAACGTGACGCAAATGGTCGTTATGTAAAAAAAGAAGAGGATGCTGTAGTAAGCAGAATTGGTGAGTATGAAGAAAATCCTACACCAGCAAAGTCAGGGGATGTCAAAACTCCACATGGCAATACAATAACTTATAGTTAATTAAAAATTATGGAATCAAAAGTAGCTGTTAATGAAACACCACCTATGTCTGCTGATGACATAGCAAAACTTGCAGAAAATGAAACAGATGAAAATGGTCTGATATTAGGCAAGTTTAAATCACAAGAAGATTTGATTGCTAGTTATAAAGAACTAGAGAATAAATTAACAGCAAAAGATTCTGATGAAGAAGTTGCTACTGAAGAGGAAGAAGTAACTACTGAAGAAGAAGGTTATGAACAGTATTACAATGAAGATGGTACTGTTGATTACGGTAAAACAAAAGATGTTTACGGTGAAAAATTAGGTGAATTATTTGAAGAAAATAATGTAGATCCTTTTAAAATTTCTAAGCATTTCCACGAAAACAATGGAACGATTACTGATGAAATGTATGCAGAATTAGAAAGTACAGGATTGCCTAGAACACTTATAGACTCTTACTTAACAGGTAGAGCTACAGAACAAAATTATAATACTGATGATCCTTATGACGAGATTGTAGGTATTGCAGGTGGTGAGAAGCAATATAAAGAAATGCTTATGTGGATGGATAAAACATTACCTACAGAAGAAAAACAAAGCTACAACAACATAGTTGATGGTGAAGGTTCTACAGTTACACAAGTATCTCTTGCTGTACAAAATATGTATAATAAGTACAAAGCTAGTAAAGGTATTGAGCCAGAACTAATGTCAGGTAAATCTTCTAATACACCATCTACAAATGTATTTAGGTCTAATGCAGAAGTAGTAGCTGCTATGAGAGATCCTAGATATAAAACGGATAAAGCCTATCAAGATGAAATACATAGAAAACTTGCACAAAGTAATCAAGTATTTACTGTATCTTAATGGCTAAATCAGTAAGGCTACGCAAAGAACACAAGAGTAAAACTGGTGGTCTTACTAAAAAAGGTAGAGATAAAATAAATAGAGAAACAGGTAGTAATTTAAAAGCACCAGTAACAGGCAAAGTTAAACGTGGTAGTAAAGCTGCTAAAAGACGTAAATCTTTTTGTGCCAGAATGAAAGGTGTTAAAGGTGCTACCAGTAAAGGCGGTAAGCTAACAAGAAAAGGATTAGCTCTTAAGAAATGGAA